ATCCAGGGTCTTGCGGCTCACAATGGCTTCCTGATCATCTTTGGCAAGCGGCAGATCCTGGTCTATCAAGATGCCACTACGCCATCGACGATGCAGTTGAGCGACACGGTGGGCGGCATTGGATGTGTTGCCAGGGATTCGATCCAGACCACTGGCAAGGATGTTCTGTTCTTGTCCAACTCTGGTGTGCGCTCGTTTGCCAGGACAATCGTTGAGAAGTCTGCTCCTCTGGGAGATCTTTCCAAGAATGTGCGTAATGACTTGCTCCAGGTTGTTTCTACGGAGACTACTGCGAACATCAAGTCGGTGTACTCAGAGACTGAGGCTTTTTACCTGCTTACGCTCCCAACGACCAAAGAGATCTACTGTTTTGACACCAGGGCACAGCTTCAGGATGGCTCGTTCCGCGTGACCACATGGGATAGCATTGAGCCTACTGCTCTGCTATCCCGGCGTAATGGTGATGTGCTGATCGGCAAGAATGGCTATGTTGGTAAGTACGGCACCTATCAGGATCACACATCTTCGTATCGTTTCCAGTACTTCACCAACCATGCTGATCTTGGCAATGCTAATGCCATCTCAATGCTCAAGAGGTTGCGTGTCATCGTTATTGGTGGGACGAATCAGTACTTGACGATGAAGTGGGGATTCGACTTCTCAACAAACTACCTATCTGATAATGCCTATATCCCCAGTCAAGGCATTCATGAGTACGGCATTGCCCAATACAACATTGCAGAGTATTCTGATGGTGTTGCATTGCAGACCTTATCTCTGCCAGCAAATGGTAGTGGCAAAATTGTGCAGACTGGTTACGAAGCAAACATCAATGGATCGGCAATGTCTATTCAGCGCATCGAGATACAGACTAAAGATGGGAAAGTGAGTTGATATGTCCAACTACGTTCAAAGCACCAATTTTGCTACCAAAGATTCTCTGCCTTCTGGAGATCCTCTCAAGATCGTCAAGGGCACGGAAATCAACACTGAGTTCGTCAACATTGCTGTTGCTGTTGCAACCAAGGCTGATCTAAATTCACCAACTCTGATTACGCCTGTTCTTGGAACGCCTGCTTCTGGCACTCTGACGAACTGCACTGGTCTACCTATTGATGGTGGCACTACTGGGACATTGCCTGTTGCTAGAGGTGGTAGTGGTGTGACCACATCGACTGGCAGTGGCGATAATGTGTTGTCCAACAGTCCAACTTTGAGTAGTCCGACGTTTACTACCCCCGTATTGGGCACACCTGCTTCGGGCAATTTGGCCAACTGCACTTTCCCAACACTCAACCAAAACACCACGGGCACTGCTGCGGGGCTGTCTACTACGTTGGTTGTTGGATCAGGCGGTACTGGGGCTACGTCGTTCACCGCTGGTGCGCTGCTCAAAGGTAATGGTTCATCGGCGCTTCAGGTTGCAAGTGCAGCAGACATTGTTGGTCAGATTGGCGCAACCGCCGTGACGAACGCAACGAACGCAACGAACGCAACGAACGCGACAACTGCTGCAACAGTATCAACAACGATCTCTTCGGGCGCTGTAGCAACAACCCAAGCCGCTGGAGATAACAGCACCAAAGTTGCCACTACGGCGTACGTGCAAACGGCTGCGCCGGGAATGCGTGGGCAAATATTTACAAGCAACGGCACTTTTACTGTTCCAGCAGGAATAACTGCAATTAAAGTTACTGTTATTGGCGGCGGCGGTGGCGGCGGGAATACAACTAATGGTTGGTTCACGGGTCAAGGTGGTGGCGGCGGTGGTGGTATAGCCATCGAATATTTAACAGGATTAACTCCGGGTACTGCTGTAACAGTAACCATTGGCGGCGGCGGTTCAGGTAATGCAGCCGGTGGCACATCTTCCTTTGGGGCATTCTGTAGCGCCACTGGTGGCGCGGCTGGCACTTCTGGTACTAGTAACGTACAGTCTGGGGGGGCTGGTGGTACGGGCTCTGGCGGGGATATAAACCTTTCTGGTGGCACTGGTGGTTATGGTAGTTATTCAGGTGGCTGTAGCCCAGTAAGTGCGGGGGGGGGCGGGGGAGGCGCGGGTGGAGCAGTAGGAAACCCTGGACTTGTTAATGTTATTCAGGGGGCATCCGGTGGTACTGGAGGTTTAGGGGGCAGAGGCGGTTTAGGCGCGGCTCAGATTAGCGGTACATCGCAAAATGGCGAAACGCCGACATTTGGTGGATACGGTCATGGAGGCGGCGGTAGTCAAGGCACTGGCTCGGGTTCTGCGACCGGTGGCTCTGGATTAGGTGGTTGTGTTTTGGTGGAGTGGTAAAAATGAAAAAAGCATTAATCTCTTCTCTTGAATCTGTATCGTATATCTCGTCATGGGCACCTATCGGCAAAAATTTTGCGCCGGTTGTAACCATGATTCCAAATGCATTGCGTGTTGCTGAAACCGCTGCTGAAGAATTCCCTGTGTATCACACACTATTTTGGGTTGATTGCGCCGATGATGTTGTGACAGATCAATACTATTGGGATTCCGTCCAACAATTGGTAATCGTCAAACCACAGGACGCGCCATATCCAGTTGTTCCACAGCCAACGTCAGAAGGAACACAAGACCTATGACGCAGCCGGTAAGCCATCGCCACAACTTCACCTATGACGGTGCGGTGTTGAACGTGTATCACGCCAACAAGGGTGAGGGTTTGCCGCGTCATGAACATTTGTATGCTCATGCTACGTTCTGCACATCTGGATCTTGCGTTATCCGCAAGGAAGGCCGCGAATTGGTCATGACAAAAGATACACAGCCAGTCAACCTTTTGGCTAATGAATGGCACGAGATCGAAGCCCTGGAAGACGGGACTGTGTTTGTAAATGTGTTTGCGTACGGGAAACAATAAATACAATAGGAATCAGATGTGGAGTGCGAGCAATGTGGTCTATGTTGTAAGGCTGTGAACTGTATGCACCTGACAGAAGACAACCTGTGTTCCATTTATGAAACAAGGCCAGTGGTGTGCAATGTGGAGAAGACCTATGAAGTCTACTTTGCGCGTGTCATGAGTAAACAAGAATTCGAGCAGATGAATAGAAAGATCTGCATTACGCTTCAGGAGAAATAACATGGTTCCAGCACTTATTGCGGGTGGCGCTTCACTACTTGGCGGTCTTTTAGGCGGTAGATCTGCTCGACGTGCGGCTGAAGAATCTGCTCGTGGACAAATTGAAGCGGCTCGGATTGCGGCTGAAGAAGCCCGATTCCGTCCTGTTGGCGTCACCACGCGCTTTGGCACATCGACTTTCGAGACTAGTCCTGAAGGCCGTGTAACGGGTGCTGGCTACGAGCTATCGCCTGAACTTCGTGCCTACCAAGATCGCTTGATGGGCTTGACTGGTGGCGCTCTGACCCAGGCTGAAGAAGCTGCCTCTTTGTACGCTCCATTCCGAGGAGCCGCTACTGGGTTGTTTGAGGCTGGTCAGAGATACATCACTTCTCCTGCTGATCAACGATTGGGGGAGATTGCCAGTAGGTATTTGTCTTCGCCTAGTCAATATGGTTTGGGAGATGTTGGACAGAGGTTGCTGAGTCAGCCAATGGATCAACAGATTGTTGACATTGCTAGGCAGAATTTGCAGCCATCGCAAGGCGCACAAGCAATCACATCTTTGGGTCAGCAGTATTTGGCTCAATCTCCACAGGAGGTGGCACAACGATACGTTTCCCAGCAGCAAGAGCTTTTGGCTCCCACTCGTGAGCGTCAGTTGTCACAGTTGCAAAATCAACTCTATCAAACTGGTCGAAGTGGTTTGTCGGTTGGAGCTACTGGCGCTCGTCCTAGTGGAGCAGCAGGCCTTGGTGCGGCATCTCCTGAGATGGAGGCGTACTACAACGCACTCGCTCAACAAGACGCTGCTATAGCGACTCAGGCTCAACAGGCTGGACAACAGCAAACTCAATTTGGTGCTGGGTTGCTAAGTGCTGGTCAAGCGCTTGGCCAAGGACAAATTGGGTTTGGGGCTAATTTGCTGGCTGGAGAAAGAGGCCGTGAGTTGGCTCAAATCGGGGCTGGTGCTGGCCTCATTGGTCAAGAGGAGGCTCTTGGACGGGCGCAGTATGGATTTGGCGCTGATTTGCTTGGCCGTCAACTGGGTATGGAGCAGGGGCGTTTGGGCTTTGGCGCTGGTTTGTTTGGCACTGGTGCTGATCTGATTGGTCGTGGCTACACGGGTCAGATTGGTGCCTTGGCTCCATATGAGTCCTATCTGAAGGCCGCAGAAGGTCTTGAGGGGCTTGGACAGCAGCCGTTGAGTCTGGGCATCAACATCGGGTCAAAAGGGCAGTCTACGGCTGGCGCAGATGCATTGTTGCGAGGTGGAATTATCGCTTCTACAAGACGAGAGGCGGCAGATGCCTACAACCCGTTTGCTGATTTCCTGACAGGCTTTAGCCGCAATCCTGCTCTGGTTAACAGCACGGCCAGCATATTTGGCAACATGGCTCCCGTAGATGCTCTGGGAACTTCTGCATATGGCCCTGGACTAACAGGTTTTCAGGCGGCGCTAAACGACATCTATGGTCCCTAAGGAGTAAGCAATGGCAACTGATATCGTAGGCTCCTTGTTTGGCGTTACGCCGGAGATGCTCCAGCAGCGTCAGTTTGAGATGGCTGATCGCCAAGCTCAAGAGTACGCGCAACTGACTCCTCTTCAGAGGGC